AAGGAACTTCTAAAACTCCCATTGTCGATGCTGGCAACTGAGCAGATTTACACATAAACGATGTAAGTTCTGCGTCTCCGCCAGCATAGGCAGGAAAGTTTAATGTAGCTTTGAAAAGGTTGGTACGAGCACCACCACCTTTCAGTTTTGCTTTAAAATCATCGACTCTTAGTGACATTATATATCTCCTTAAACTGTGCCAACGACTTCTTCAAACTCGACACCTGATCTAACTGCTACGAAGTTTAATGTTACGTAGTTGATAGAACGTGCTGGTTTGATGAAGACTGTTGCTACGAATTCGTTACGATCAACGACTGCTGATGTATTGTTTGTTTCATCACAAACAACACGGAAGTCAGTGATACCGCGACGACCCTGAATCTCACGTAGGAACGGTTCTACGATGTTAACAAATTCTGCGCGAGTAAACTCATCGTTGAATTCGAACATTGCGTTTTTACCCGCCTCTGCGATTGAACGTTCAATCACCAAGAACAAACGACGTACGTTGATACGGTCGAATGCTGATGGACGTGATAGGTGAGTCTTATCACCGAATAGTACAGTACCTTGGCCAGGCAAGCTGACGATTGGATTTACTTTTGCGCTATATAATGTATCACGTTGTGCCTTGGTTGGATTGAAGACAAGAGATGTTACACCAAAGTATTGACCACGACGTGAACCAGCTGGTGAGAACCAAGGTGCTGAATCTCTATCTGCTGCTGCCATGATACCTGCGGTAGATGATGCCGCCGCGATAGTCTCGTACTTGTCCTGATACTTGTTGTATACCTTTAACCAGTTACCGTCACAAATGAGGTAATCGCTGTCGGGTAATCCATTAGACCAAGCTATAATGTCGTCCATGCTTGATGCTTTGACTGCGTCCCCATAAGGAGATGCTACCGCAACACAATCTCTACGTGTTTTGGCCAAAGCTGCTACCTCAACATCAATCCCGTCATTTGCTCCGCGAGAAGGTGCTACTAAGAAATCTACTGTAATTGAATCTACGTCTGCGTACTGGTCGAATGCGCGAATATAGTCCGCCTTACCATGTACACCGTTAGCTCCACCTGACAAGGTGAATGTCACAACACTAGTTGTTAAAGTACCAATGCTAGACGCCCAAACCCAATCGGATTTGTTATTGATAACATCCAATACATTGTTCGCTGAACCGTCTGGTAGTTTTGCGCCTTCAACAGTTGATAAGTACTCGTGAGTCTCAACAACTTCACCGTCGACTAAGATCACGACGTGAACTTCATTACCTACTGGCGCAGAAGAAAACTTGCTTGCGTAAGTCCATTGGGCAAATGCTGCAGGAGGGCAAACTTGAACACTAATGAGGTTACCACGGTCGCCAGGATAGCGTGCTATAATCTTGTAAAAATCCAAATCTTGCTGTTCGTAATCTTCAGCATTAAGTACTTGGATACCAGTAGGTAGTGGTTGGTCATATAACCATGTTGCTACGATTTCTGGATGTGGAGTTACCACTCCATCACCGTCAGCTTCAGGGGTATATACTAACCGACTGTTACCAGTTAGCGGAGGAGTTGTTAATGTCAACTCACCATCAGCCGAAGTGCCGACAGCATGAACTACGGCTCCGGTGGCGTCAAGAACATTAGTTTTCCATGTGCTATCAATTACAGGGTTTAACGCATTATCTCCGACGCGGAAGGGTAATTCATAGAAATACACTTCGCCTTCGGTGACATACCGCAAAGTTAGATCGCTACCACCGGCAACAACTTCTGTCCCGCCTGCCGAACCTTCAGCAACAGCGTTAGTGTCTCCATCGCTTACAATACGCGTAACGTATGCAGTTGATGAATATTTGAGGAATTGCGCAACAGACAAAAAGTCTGAGGCGGCCGCGCCTCCTTGTACAGGTGACCCAAATTTAAGTGCCAACTCTGCTTCGTTAGAAACGATAGTTGGTTTAAGTGCGGGGCCCCAGTTAAATTCTCCAGCGAATGCGCCAGTAGTACTAGACGTAGCAGGAACAACGCCTGTTAGATCGACTTCGCGTACTGTAACATTTGGAGACTCTGACGATTTAAGAGCCATAATAGTTTCCTTTTCGATTAAGGTATAATAAGTTTATCATAATACGGATTTTTTTCTCAATACTTCTATTTATATTATTTTTAAATCTACCATTCTTCGGGAGTAAACTGCTGTGCTGATATGTCATGCCAACCCGCATTATAGGGATCTGTCAGGTCAAGTTCGGTACTATATGATGAGCCATCATCAATAATTCCGAATGGGGGTATGTCGTCTTCAATCTCTTTCATTCGTTGTTCAAATAGCATTGTTCTAAAATCAACATCCGCAACATTGCCAAAAGATTGTGAGCTAACAAAGTATCCAAACATCACAAGGTTCATCATTAAGTCATCATGGTTACCGTCACTCGCTTCGAAAGACAACCCCTTAGATATAAAGGTTGATATTTCCATGATAGTATTTTCATCGTAAATATCTAGTTTATGATTTTCGATGATGTCCTTGATTGCCGAACATCCAATTCGTTTGACTTTTTTGTCCATACGAATACCAATAGAATCTGCCTTGATTGCTGACTCTAGATGGATGTTCTCATACTCTAAGTCTTGATATAGACCAACACACACGACCATACCTTGGTCATTGTTCTCTACGACAACATACGCTTCGTTGTATACGGTAGCATATTTATATATTATGTTGGGATAAAGAATTGGGGATATTCGGTTATTGCGATACACGCATACCTGTTTGAATGGTTGTACTGAAACATCAAATATAGTAAATGTAGAATAATCTTGTCCACGCCCTTGACAAACATCAACGGTCATGATATACTGGTGATCTATAATGGGTTCTTCATATACTGATACGTCCCCGCCTTCCAATCGACGAACTGGTTGACGCGCACGTAAATCTAGAAGTATCTGACCCTCAATGAGAGTATTACCCGTACCGAAGAACGTATTACCAAATTCTTGGTCAAACTGTAAGGAGGAGGTGTTTGCTATAGTTTGCGCTTTCCACTTCTCGTCTCGGCCAGGGACATCCCACCAATCTACACGAAACGGTTTGTAGGCATTAACACCCTGTACAGCACCTTCCCATATCTTTTGGAAAGTATTACCAATACCGTTTGCGGTACTTGTTATGATAACTTTTGTGTCCTTACCGGACGAAATTACAGGATAGGTTGATGTATAGAACTCTGCCGCATTCTCTACGAACGCAAACTCGTCTAGGAACAGAAGGTTAACCGACATACCACGAATAGAAGAACCAGAGGTTGCTGCAGCAATGATACGAGAGTTATTAGAGAACTCTATTGACCCTTTGTTAAGTGCTTTACAGCCAGGCTGTAGGAAGAACGGGAGGTTCTCTAACATGAGTGTTACACGAGATAACATCTCACGTGCCGTCGCGCCTTTGTTAGCAAGAACCGCAATAGTCTTTTCTGGATGAAATACGGCATACCATAAAATATACCCTACCGAACTAATTGATTTACCAGATTGCCTACAAGCGAGAACGATAGAAAATCTATTATCATTAAAGTGATTAAACATATTTTCTTGATAATCATATAGATCGAAAGGTACTAGACCTTTATCAAGATGAACTACCTTAACATACTTCCTACAGAAATACGCGGGGTCTTTCATACACTTCTGGTATTCTCGAAGTTTCTTCTTATCCCACTCCTCGGAGACACCGTCACGTTTTACTTGAGGGTTTCCGAGATAGGAGTTCTTAGTGAAAGATGCCATTATGAATCGTCCTGATCAATCACCTTTTCATTACCACCCAATAACATGCGCTGAAGGTCTGTAGTAGAACCTACAAATAAATTGTTATTAGTAGTTGTTGCGTCTGCGGGTCTATCGTCTTTTAAAAGTTCTTTCTGCTTCTTGTTCAAATCCATTAACTTATCGTTAACGTCAGCGATACCTTTAATCATACCAGCCAGAACTTCAAATGCTCGGGGGTGCTCACTTTCGCGAGCTACCTCAATCATCAACTCTAAAGACTCACGACCCTTTTCAATAAGGTCGTAGTAAGTTTCACGAGAGTATTCATAGTCTTGTTCATGTACAAAATTACGTTTCTCTTCTTTGTTAGATACCGTTGGGACTTTGCTCATCATTAATCTCTATAGTAAATCCATAGTCACTATCAGGACTCACGTCAATTGGGTCTGTAGTAATTCTTATATTACTCAAGAACGGGTTTAAATCATCATCGGAAAGCATGTGTATATTAGTGTTAACTTCTCTAATAAGCGTGCCTTCCTTCACTGGCCCGTAGAAATTAGTTTTCATCTCAAAGTTAAGATTATATATAATTGTTCTACGTTGCTCTAATGGGCCTTCATAATCATCTTGAAAATCTACACCAGTGAGAGTGACCGGAATATCTTCGACTATATCGGGTAAATCGCTGAATGGTTTTACCGAGAGCGTGTATTGCGGAGCAAAGTATGGTATAATTTGTTCAACCACTTGTAACGCATCATCTTGCGATTTAGCATAAACTGCTAATTGAAACGACAATATATACGGAACACCTGTGTATAAATCTTTTCTTTCACCAATAGGTGCCGCATTAAACGTATTCATTTTAGGTAACTGACGCTGCGGGTCATAATTAATACCAATTATCTCGAAGGACATTCTAGGTAACTTAATGGCGACGCGACGTTCAGCCTCTTCACCTTGCGACATCTCTTCGAGTCTCTCTAAGAAACTCCTCTTCGGAGCATAAGATAATGGTACTTTGACTTGTGATAAGACTTTACCGTTAGAGTCTGTTCTCAAAACATGTATGTCATTAAACAGAGAACCAAATATAGATACAGAAGTCCTTACTCGCTTGTTATAAAAATAAGTACCTAACATTATGAAACATCTCCGAAGGGGTTCGATTCTGAAAAGTCTAGGAAATCATTTTCGAAATCATCAAATATTTTATTCTGTGATAGAGGTTGTATTTCGTTTACATTATCCCCAATGGTTCCCTGTACCGGCATATACACCGCACCAGACTCCGCAAATACTTCTCGGTCATCAGACCACATGTGGTATTGTCCGTCATCAGCACCCGTGTGCGCGATAGATAGCACACGTGTTTGACTGTTCCACGCAGTAACTTCACCGCCAAGTTCAAAATCGTCAAACGTCTGGAATACGTATTCTCCGGTCTCGTAGAAACCACCTTGGTTAGAATCTGGTTCAGCCATAGTCATATGATACTGATAGGCGTGTTCTTTTTCTACAATATCAATCGCATCAACACCAGTGTCAAAGTCTTCATCAGAGAACTCAAACAACTCACACTGCATACGGAAGAGTGGTAACTGGGATAACTGATAGAAAGGAGTTTCAGTCTCAACTTTCTTGACCTCGAACAAAGACTGAGATAGAGGTAAGAATATAACATCACCCTCCCTTGGTCTGAATTTCTTGTCTGATAGTTTATCACCAATTAATTCCTGCCATCGCCGACGAGCAATCACAAATGTTGCTTGATCGCGTAACTCGATACCAAACTTGGTGAACAGGTCTCCCTCTCCGTCAAATCCGTCAGTATTCTCTATGAAAACCTCTACCTTATAGGCGTCAGAGAACTGGGACTGAATGCTGTCCAGAAAGATATCTTCCCTCTCTACAACTTCTCGGGGTAGATAATAAATGTCCTGACCATAGAATTTAATAGACTCTATAATTAAGTCTTCGTATAAACTCTGTTCTGGTCTGTGATTTTGACTTATATATGGATTAGTTGCCATGGGTTACCCTACAAAAAAGATTGGGCCTTCGTCTTCCTCTTCACGGAATTTCTCCATGATTTTTTCGATGTCTTGTAGAGCATCTTCATAGATTTGACGAGCGTTTACAGTGACACCGCCTGGCAATGTCATTCCATCAAACTTAATCAAGTTAGTACCCCACTGTCTCTTAATGAGCGCAGTACAATATGATTTGAGAAAACGATGATTCCAAAGAGAGTTATATTCTGTTATTGAATCGTCTGGGTCTCTAATACCATATACCTCAAATACGATATAATCCCCCGCAGTAAGTTTGCTTTTACCTATAGTTAGATTTATTCTATTATATTGTCTATCGAATAAAATCTCTGGTTGTCCAGTTAACTTCATGTCCAACAACGATAAGTGTTGCTGCATCTGTTCGTACTGAGCAAGGTCTCCCAAGATGCCATTTCCGGCAACAAAGTCTGACATGGTAAATTTCATGTACTGCCATGCGTCACTGAACCATCCATTCTGTGAACCGTTAAAGGACATGGGGAGCATACGAACTACACTTATCATATCCAAATTGTCAGGAAAATCGATAGATTGATTGTCGATATCTTCCTGAGTCAATTGATGCTTCAAGTAAAAGCGTTTACTTCCATCTGGATGAAATTCACGAAACCACTGAAGTGCTTCGTCTACACGGTCATCCAATTGTTCTTCATCTATATTGACTTCTACTACTGGGTGCCCTAATGCACGCAAGCAATAGTCCATCAAATCATCTCGGTTAGTTACATACATGAGGTGCGTCCTAAAGTTATTCTAGTTCTATTTATACGTTTTATAGCGCACATAAAAAAAGGGACACCGAAGTGTCCCCTTTCGCATACTACTTATTAGTAATATTAGTTTACAATAACACCATTGATATCATAGATGTCAATACGGTAGTGAGAAGGAGCTTGTCCACCCAAACCGTTCGCGTTAGTAGATGATGCTACGTGTAGAGATGAAGCAGTTTCCGCTTCGTCAATCTTGATTTCACCAGTGGTTGAATTGTAAGTGATACATAGACCACCAGACAATACCGACTTAGTACGTTCCGGAGTCCAGTACTTGTTAGTACCTTCACTTAGGTCATCAGTGTCCCAATTTTCGATAGCACCTACTTTAGTATTTAAAGTAGAGATACTAGCATTGTTAGAACTGACCAATCCTTGTAACGTTCCATCAGCAGATTGGAAAGCAGCAACAATCTCTGTCAATGAATCCAAAGCAGCTGGATCAGTGTTAGAGACAATACTGTTAATCTGATTCTGAAGTGAATTATCACCAGCAACACGTAACGCAACTTCTGTGTTAATGTTATTCTGGAGAGTAGTATCACCGGCAGCACGAACAACCAATTCGGCAGCAAGACCGACCTGTAGGTCACTATCAGCAGCCGCACGAGTTGATGCTTCTGTATCAATGTTACCCTGTAAGA